GGTTGCGGTAGGTGCGAATGAAGCAGCAGCCTCAGAAGCCTGAGCTGAACGCTCTTCTACACGCTTTGCAGTTTCGATTGAAGCGTCACGCTGAGCAATGTCAGCCTCTAGGCGCTCAATCTTGGTTAGTTCTTCAGCAGTTAGTCCGCGAGCCTCGGTCTGAGCAAAGTCTAGGACTTCGCGCATCTGAGCAACTAGGTTGTTGCGAACCTCTGCCTGTGACTTGATGAAGTCAGACATAGATTTTTCCTTTGATTGAATGGATTGGATTTCTGCCGAGCAAACTCAGAACAGACTAGAGGCCGAGCAAACTCAGAACCTAGTAGCAATTCTATCAAAGGTGTGTAATGCAAAAGAAAAACCCCACCAAGTGCGCATTGTCAAGAGGCGAGGTGAGGCGTGGACTGTCAGAGAATTGCACTCTGGTCTTACTTGCTCCCTCTTGGGGTCTTGTCAAGCAATCGACACTATTTACAGCCCTAGGCCACTTTGAACCATCAAGGGCCGAGGCAACCCCCACAAGTTAGTGGCAACTGTGGGCCGATTCAAGTATAGCGAAACCCCCGACTGGAAAGGGGGTCAGTCGGGGGTCTTATCTCGCTCGAAAGGTATTAGCGAGTTTCGGTTACTTCAGCCACTCTTGTTTCGGCAACTGGAGTAAAACTCTTTGCTTCTTTGGTAGGAGTGTTTAGCAAGTCTAGCAGTTCTTTTATAGCACCGGTGCTTGGATCACCAGATACTTCTTTTACTACCTTGATTGCTGTTGCAATTTCATCTTTGGTTGGCATTAGATTCCCATCATTAGTAGAGCCAGTTTTTTCTGCTTTAGGGCAAGGATGTCACCCTCAACTTCTTCAACCTCTGGAGTCTTAGTCAGTTTGCTGATTACATCTGCAACTAGAGCGCCTTGTTCTGGTTCTAGTTCTTCGCCTGACTCAATCTTGAGTAGCGCATCTGCTAGGGCATCCGCTGAGATTGCATCGCCTGAGCGAACACTTACAGTTCCCTCTGTCGAGGTGTAGGCCGGAGTGCTGACCAAACTTACTTCCCAGAGAGTTACATCTTCTAAGTAGCGAGTCTGTCCGTCACTTGACCAAGAGTCTTTTTTGACTGAGAAGCCAAAAGACATCGAGTCAATAACACCTGTGCGAACTAGCTCTGTGATGTCGCGACCAAGTGTTGTGTCTGGCAAGGTTGCAGTCACTCTTAGACCAATGTTGTCCTCGGTCAGTTGTAGTGATCCGTTGCGAGTAGAGGCAAGAGGGTTTGAGGTGTCATGATTCCAAAGCAACATCATGCGGTTGCGTGACTGGAGTGAACGCTTGAAAGCACCAGGCTTTACATACTCAATGAAAGGTAGAGGCTGGCTTGGCTGGTTGAAAACAGAAGCATAACCAGTAAAGGTGCGACCATCGCCTTCTGCTCGCATCTCGATGTGGTTAGTGCGAACTTCATTCTTGCCTAGTGCGCGGGCCTCATCTGTGCCTTCAATTTTAGCCTTGATAGCATAAGCAGCCTTTAGCCACTTAGCGCGGGATTCATCCATTACAGGTTCGGTCATTCTTTCACTTTCTTCTGCTCTAATCCTAGCAACAACGCTATCTGCATAGTCCAGCGCTCTTTGAGCGGCTTGCTTTGATGGGCCAGAACCCCAAAGTAGGTGAGCGACAACACCCGCTGAAGGATAGTTGTCTGAGGATGGGTTAGCATCTGGTGAATCTAAATCTCCGAGGTGGCGAGCAATCCAAGCAGCAATGCGAATCCACTTGTCATCGCTAACTGTGCCTTCAGCCATTTGTCGAGCTTCTCGGATTGTGCGCTCTACAAGGCCGTCACCACCTAGACCCTCTGAGTAATACTCAAGTCCTCTGCGAGCTGCTGCTCTCATGTAAGCCGGTGCTTCCTGATTGATTGCTCTGTCTTCATCTAGAACTGGCTGGTCATCAGGACTTGATTCCATTGGCTGTTCTTGTTCTTCAAATTCCTCGGCTACCATTTCTGGTCGCTGGATTTTTTCAATCTTGAACACATTGATAATCATCAACTTATCAGTAGCGGTAAAGATACCGTCTTCCTCATCATAGATTCGGACTACAGCCATCTGGCCCTCGACAGCCACAATCTCAGCAAGGATTTCTGGATCTAGGACATTCCAAGAAACATAATCGCCAATGTTTAGCGAGTCAATCGCTGCTCGCTCACCCTCAAAAGGCTCTTCATCGCTGATAGAGATAGCAACAGCCTGATCAATGGCTGACTCTTTGGTGGTGTGGCAACCGTAGTATCCGTCACCGTCATCAACAACAGCCCAGCCTGAACACTCAGGGTTATTCTCTGTAATGAAATATGGCATTAGTCAATCCTCATAACTGCGAGCTTATTGCTGTTTATTGTTGAAGTGGCATTTATGGTGGCCAGCGGTGGTAGTTCCATCTGTAGTTCTTCACCTGGTCGGACTGTGTAAGAGTTATCTACTGTTTCCAGCCAGATGTTGTTATAGCCGTTGTAGTGTTCGCTGAAACCAAGTTGGAAGAAAACATTTGTTGTCTGGTTGCCTTGATTTACAAAGCGCATCCCATAATTTTCATTTGCCTTTAGAGTGTGAACCTTGATGCTCGACAGTTCCCCACCACCATGAACTGAGGCAGTTGTGTATTCTTGGCTGACTACTGTGCCACCAGTTATAGCGGTAGCCGCTTTTAGAATTGCATTGTGATTGTCGCTCTTGTTGCGGTTCAAGTTGTAGGCAGGAATGTTAGAGCCAGTTGTGGTTATTGTTGCACCCTCAATAAGGCTAGATAGGACAGTTGCGGTGTCGGTAATAATTGTGTAGAAGTCCAGTTGTGCGCCAGTTGCTCCAGTAGTCATTGACAGGCTTGCTGTGCCACCAGAAGTAATGCTGAATGATTGGCTGACAAGATACATATATCCGTCACGCGCATACTCATCAACATTCTTAGGCTGCAAGTTCTTCAGCGAATACTTGGCATAGTCGCTAGTAGGTGCGACAACTGTTGTTGCGGCTGTGCCTACCGAATAAACTGCCTGTGTCAAAGCCATAGATTAGACTCCGTAGACTGACTCAGGGTTCTCAGGGTCAATAGTATTGACTGCCTGAAGTTGAGTTGAAGGAACTCCGGTGTGAGTAATAACTGGCAGACCGAATGCCTTTAGAGTTTCGGCAGGGTCGAAACCTACCTGAATTAGAGCCTTGACCATGTTGGTCTTTTCGGTTTCTGCTACAAGGTTAGTGTCAGTCAAAGCAATGTTGGCTAGTGGAACTCGGTATTGATCTCCACCCTCGGCAGGACTCATGTCTTCGAGCTTGCGAACATCATTGACAGACATAAAGCCAGACTGTAGGCCAGTTGCGTAAGCCGAAATGCGAGAGTTGAAGTCACCGCGAAGTAGGCCGTTGGTGTTGAAGGCTAGGAAAGCCTCAACAGGTAGCAAGCGTGAGTAAGCCCACTCCAACTTCTCAATGTAAGGTCGCAAAGTGTGGGTCACAAACTGAATAGCATTTTGCTCAACAGAAGCGTAAGACTGTGTGCCTGGAACACCCATCATGCTTAGAGGAATGTTGAAAGCGCGGGCAATCTCTTCAACAGAGAAACGGCGTGACTCTAGGAACTGAGCGGCATCATTTGGAACTGTTGTCTGCTTGTAGGTTGCACCGCCAGATAGGACACCAGTTTTGTGTGCGCGGCGGAAGCCTCGGTGTGCTGAGTCAAAGCCATCGCGAAGTTGCTTGGCTTGCTCAGGGGTTAGGTTGCCAGGGAACTCAATAATGCCCTGAGTAGTTGCACCTGTTCCAAAGAAGCGAGCGGCAAAAGTCTGCATTGCGCTTGAAAGGCCTAGTGCTTCCTTTAGGCGCTCAACTCGGCTTAGACCGGTTAGGCTACCTGGCTGAATAAGGTCGGTGATGTGAACAATGTCATCTGAGCTAAGAGTCTTATCTTCGCCATCAACAATAAAAATCTTGCGACCAACAGCCGAGCGCTTTACCTGAACAGTCGAAGGATCAAGGCAGATAAGGTTTACAACTTCGCCCTGAGCGTTGCGAAAAACTCTGGTGTAAGAGTTGCCATTGACTAGAAGACTAACCAGAACTTGCTGATAGTGAGCCTGTCGAGTCATGTCTACATCAGGCTGGTCTACCCATGCTGGTCGAGGTCGGTAAGGTCGGCGGTTTCCGTCTTGGCGGATAAAAGAATCGACTGGCAAGGTAGCGATAGTGTCAGAGATTAGGCTGACCGCTGACCAGAAAGCAACAACCTCAAAAGCGGTGTTCTGATTGATGTTTACACCAGAAGGGTTTACGGTGTCGAGGTCTGCGCCAGCACCCCATACGGTCTGAAAAGAGATTGCTCTATCTTCTTTTCTAAACCAGTCAAAAATTCCAGCCATTAGCCCTGCCTATTATACAAAAAATTGTGGAACAACCTGCTCTTCCATTCTACCGCTTGCGCGGTCATAAGCCATCATAAGGGCAATAGCATTGTCCACCTTTAGTTTTGGTTGTCTAAAGTCTTTGGTAATGCGAGCGCCTCGGTTATCTACCTTGAGAATACAGTTATCCAAGTGTCTGCTCATTGCTGGTGATCCGTCATGGACTAAAGCACCGGACATAATGGCATCAAAGAGCTTGGCAGTTGCTGGGATAGTGCGCTCTGTGGAGTTGCGGTAAGCAACAACAGGTAAGCCAGCAGCATTCCAATCCCAAAGCTCATCTTCCCAGTAGGAAGGGTCACAGGCCAGTTCTTTCATCTTTGGGAACTGGGCATAGAAGTCAAGAATGAACTTACTAACCTCATACTTGTCTACTCGCCAAGAATCATCATCAAGGGTAAAGTCCTTTTCCCAAGACTTGATGTGTTTGACTCGGTAAGGCTCACCTTCCTCTTTCGGAAGTAATACTGCTACAAGGGCGGTGCTGTCATTCTTCCAAGAGCCGTCAAAGCCCACAATGTATTCATCATCTGGGGTCATCTCAAAGTCATCCTGCAACTTATCCCAAGCGCCAGCAGGAAGCCAAGCAGTCTTAGTGTTCACCCATTGGTTTAGTCGCTTAGTGCGGAACTCAGATTCAGGAGTGCGCCGAACAGCAGAAGCAAAGTCAGACTCAGCAACAAGGTCATCAAAGCCAGGATTAGCCATTCGCCAGGTTTCAGGGAGTCGGTGATCGGCTTCAGGTGGCGCTTCCCACCAAGCCATAAAGAATGTAGGATCTTCGATTTCGCCACTAGCGACCTTTTGACCATACTGATAAAGCGAGTAAGCAATGGAGTCCTGTCCTGTTATGTCCTGTTTCACACCGGCGGTAGTAATCATAACCAACTGAGCTAACTTGCCTCGGTTACCCATA